CCGGCAGTTGTAACGTAACTAACGGAAAATGCCCACACATAGGACAGATGGGTGTTTACCCTCAACCATGAGAAATGTCCACACATAGGACTGATGGGTGTTTATCCTCAACCATGAGAAAAGAAGAAGAAATTTTATTTTTCCTCGAAATGTTTTGCCCTTTATTTAACCTCGCGGGCAACGAGTTTATTCCATGCTCTTGGAATAATTGTATGTGTCGTCAAAGCGATCAATGATTGTGCGTTCTGGCGTGATTGCAATCCCAACTGCTTCTAACATCTCCTCAACTTCAATTGATGGGAGGTAATTCTTTGAATAATCGATAGAATAATCATAATTAGAGTAAGTGTAGACTGTGTCGTATGAATCCAATAAACCACATAGGTTAATTATTTTAGTATTTGGATCCAAAATCGATTTTTCTAACGCCAGTTGTGCCGCAATTGATATTGGTGGAAACTCTGCTGCTCCGGAAGCCACGTAAGCCCTTAACGATTCATCAACTGACACGTCTGGGAACCGTTTCTCTGACATAGAGAAAACTTCATCTAGAAAAGCACCACTACTTGAATATTGGTTAAACAAACTTTTCACGTAAGTCCCAGCCGTCATTGGCCGAGTTTCCATGCCAATCCGCTTGATGAGAGCCCACAAAATTGGGTGTCCGGGGCATGCATGGTGATAACTCAAAGCAGCGCACCGCTGAACGCACAAAGCATTTTTCTTTGAAATCTTCCTACCAGCAACAACCCAACATAATTTCAACGCGCGACCAACGTCAACCAATTTCTTGCCATCGATCCATCGAACTTTAAGGAAATCTACGTCGCCTGGTTTATGGCCGATCATTGATTGAGAGAAAGAGAATCCCATATCACCAGCAACTTCAGCGTCATTGGAATTGGGAGCTCTCAAGCCATCATCACCTTCTCCAATCATTTGAAAATGTAATAATTCAGGATCTTCGGGATGGTTGACATGGTAAGTATAAGCGCCAAGCAAAACATTGATGAAACCATTCATCCAAGACGTATGGAAATCACCTGAATTGCGTGAATGTATTTCAAATGTGCAATTTTTAGTTGTTAACTCACGTGATTTCTCGAAATCTTTTACGAATCTGTTCAAAGCCACAGTGAGCCCTGCTTTCTCAAGACACTTCTTAATACAGTTGTTTTCAATGGCCCTAATCTTACCTATGATACTACACTCAAAAGACGAATAATCCGTTACAGTATGTGTTTGGTTAGTAACCTCCATCACTTTCTTGATGATTGTCTCATTAGTCTCATGTTTAATCTGGAATTTCTTAAAGAAACCTTCATTCCAAGAATTGATAACATCAATAACTTGGCAATATTCCATTAACATAAGTTCAGACATAACCATAATTAAGCGCGGTTTCGACCTCACGAATTTATTAACGACCTTGGCCGAATTTTCAAGTTTCACAAAACATTGTGGCCTATAGTATTTCTTATCCTGCTTGCCAGCTAAATGTCTAGTGTAACCATCAACTAATCCTTTAATGAACTTTTGGGGCTTCTTACCTTTATACAAGCGTGTAATCGCATCGCGCGGATCTTGTTGTTGAATGTTATCTGTCACCATGGATGTAACACACCTGTCAATAAACCAGTTGGAGAATTTCTCCAACTTATTGAGTGCTGAATGATTGACAATGGTGGGATCTTTGGACATACTTCTTCCGCAGAAAGCGGTTAGTAATCCTAAGTCATCGGTGACAGGTATTGGTCCTGGGCCAAGTGGTCTGCCATTATTAGAAAATCCAATAGTGGGAGCAACAGCCACTGGTTGGTTGACAACACATTTTTTGATCTTTGCTTTCAGAACATGATTAGTGGGTTTGTTTCCACCTTTCCTCGACGCCAATTCTTGGTTGCGTCTCACAACCCCAATATTTGCGACAACTGCGCGAAAATTGGGAGCATTTACTGCAACACGTGGGAAATTGACGACAATCTGACGCCTCTTCATGATAGAAATATAAACTTCTGAGAATTCTCGGGTATTTTGCAAAATGTTATAAAAATTGCTATTTGTGTTAATGTAACCCGTTTGGGAGATTAGAGCCAAACATTTTTGAACATCATCAGTACCAGAAGCTTGAGCTTCCATGATTACCCGCTTGAATTTTTGAAACGAAATAATGACATTATTTCTTGGATTCAAGTGTGATAAGTAGGTGAAATGGACGTATGTAAAAGTAGAAATGAGGGTTGGTCTGATGAAATATAAAATAGCGTCAAACAATTGCACTAACCAACCTTCCCCTGCCGCATTGAAGAAGAAATCGAATCTCAAATAAACTGGTAAATTAGCGTTGAGGAAATTTAAATATGCTTCACCGTGTTCAAGTGTGTCACGAATGACACCAATAACAGTGGCGGGTAACGCGTGGGTAACCTGAAGTTCGATTGGGATACCTGGGATATCAATGTGATATGAATATGACCAAGTAGCTTTAAAATACGTATCATCTACTTCGTACTTGATGCGTTTCTGCGTTGTTTCGCGAACATCTTCGCAATCAGCTCCTGCCATAACTTCGGTTATCACATATCTCAATCTCAGAACGATTAATCCTAATAAATAACTTTTAACATTAATGTTACTAGCACGACCCAAGTCAGCTCCTAAGAACACTAATGGGTCCTCACGGTTTCCAGTTATTTCATTTGTGTGAGCGGTAGCATTCAATATCCAATGCCCAACATAACCAGATGTGGCTTCATGACCGTCGGGAACTTGCTCGCCTTGGTAAGTTAACGCTATCCATTGATGTCCTGGAGAATTTGGATGCTTTGTGCACACTCTAACTCTTCTACCATCTGGTGCTAATTGGTCATTCTGGAAAATCATCAAGTTCTTCCCTCGATAATTGGCATACTGTACAAGATATTCTTCGGTTCCTAAATCGAACACATCATCCAAACATTCCGCTCTGGCTTTGTACTCTTTCAAATTCGGCTTAATACCACAAGCAATATCAATGCAAGTTAGACCACAAAATGGTGCGCCATGACAATCGATTTCTACCATGCCAGCAGGCCCTGTTGGAATAGCAGCTTCATCAGCAGTAAACTGAGTCCGCATTTTAGGAAAATCAGCATATACAAAGTTTGAATAGAGAGATTCGTCGTCATCTTTTTGTTTAGGATTTTCTTTTTCCGTGACTTTCTGAGCTTTCTCTACTCCTTTTGGATCAGCTAATGCAGTTTTCTGCATATTCTTTGACTTCCCTCCAGTGCCTTTATTTTTAATTTTATTGGAAATCATACTGTTTCCTTTTCCGGCGCCAACTCGGAACATGTTGAAGAATCTATCTACCAGTCCTTCTCTTCGCTCATGTCTATGTAAAATAGGATCATCATCAAATATGGCCATATCTTCCTGATCTTCGTCATCTCTGTTAACTGGTTGTCCGAAATCTTCCGCGTGTCTCGCAGGGACGTACCTACGAGCTGGTATTTCGAAATCGAACATAGTGACATTGATATAATTAAACAAAGTCACGCAAACCAGATAGCCAGCGAATGAACTTGCAAACTCAGTCAAATCATGCTGAATCATAAAACAGAAATCCCAAACATGTTTGAGTATTAAACACATATAATAAATTGAATTGAGTTTAACAGAAACGTTTAACATGAACCATAAGATAAGATGAAAATTCATGACGAACCATTTCACCCCGCAAACAAAATTGTAGAGCCAAATGCTCTTCAGAAAACGTTCAATGGCAACATCGTCAGAACCAGTCCACTCACCATTGTTTCCGTTGAGGAAAGGACAGAAAGCACGACCTTCAGCGAATTTCTCTTTAATTACCGAAATCCGAAAAATGTTGTGACATTTGTGCAGCCGCATTATAACCATACACATTTCGTCAGTTGGCTCATCGACTTCGAGCAATTCATCCTCATCCCATAATCGATCACGATGCAAAATCCACATAATAATGTCATTGTGATCTCGGAAAACCATGGGATCTTCCACCCACATAAAATAACACGCATTGGCGAAATCAATGGGGACAGAGTTGAGGTAGTGAGTAACTGTGGCAGCTCTAGAAAATTCGGGTCCGTCGCCCGTGATGTCACTAGAAAACTCCTTACCAAACATTGAGTAAGAGACGTGATTAACATATCCGTAACGTGTGACAAATCCAGATTGTGCATTCTTCAATTGTTTAATTGGTATATGGAGTAGGTAATGTCTAACCTCTCCAATCTGGTAATAATTGTTAGGGATAAAAGCAGGCCCAAAAATCGAATTGATTTCTGCTAGCTTATGTCTCAAACCCAACAGGTATGTCTTCCTGTTCTTGTTTGCAATCGCGGTGTCAATGTTTCTCACAACAAAATGTTTGAGGAAAAAGGCGCATGAATGATACCAAGCGATGTTGTTCATGAATGAACGGTTGTGTTTAAAATACATCTCTGTGGCCATTGCAACCCATTGTCTACCATTAACGGTGTCGAAAATGGGCATGTAAAGCCCATATCGACCACTACTAATGTCAGTGATGAAATCAAGGATATCAGTTGTTTCATTCCGATAATGTTTGGGTTTTGTGACGCGCGTGCCTAAGTAGGGTTTACTGGGTTTACCCACACGCTTAGGCTTGACACCATCGCGATCTCGATAGAGATCTTGATTGACTAAATCTTTCTTATCCCGCACAAGGTCTTTCCGTAATTCCTTGGCTTCGTTATCTTCGTCGGTTTGGTTCATGATGCCCCTGGCTACACC